TAAGGAGCTAAATCATGGCTATTTCACGCGCACAACTGCTCAAAGAATTACTCCCCGGCTTGAACGCTTTGTTCGGTCTTGAGTACGCTAAATACGGCGAAGAGCACAAAGAAATCTACGAAACAGAGACATCTGAGCGTAGCTTTGAAGAAGAGACAAAGCTGTCTGGCTTCGGTCAAGCACCAGTCAAAAACGAGGGTTCTGCCATCGCTTATGACAATGCACAAGAAGCATGGACTGCACGTTACACCCACGAAACCATTGCGATGGGCTTCTCCATCACAGAGGAAGCTGTGGAAGATAACTTGTATGACAGCCTGTCTTCACGTTATACCAAGGCTTTGGCCCGTGGTATGGCTTACACCAAGCAGGTCAAGGCTGCGGCGGTTCTGAACCAAGGTTTTACCGGTTCCGGCAACCCCACATACGGTGACGGTCAAGTCTTGTTCTCGACACAGCACCCCTTGGTTTCTGGTGGCGTTAACAGCAATACACCCGCTACTCCTGCCGACTTGAATGAAACATCGTTGGAAAACGCTGTTATTCAGATCGCTGCTTGGACAGACGAGCGTAGCTTGCTGATCGCTGCAAAGCCCCGCAAGTTGATTGTTCCTCCTGCTTTGATGTTCGTTGCTACACGTTTGCTGGAAACCGAACTCCGCGTTTCTACTGCTGACAACGATATCAACGCGTTGAAGAACAACGGCTCAATCCCTGAAGGTTACACCGTTAACCACTACCTGACAGACACCAATGCTTGGTTCCTGTGTACAGATGTGCCTAACGGCTTGAAGCACTTCGTTCGTACGCCTATGGCTACTGGAATGGACGGGGATTTTGATACCGGCAACGTCCGTTACAAAGCCCGTGAGCGTTACAGCTTCGGCGTGTCAGATCCTTTGGGCGTGTTCGGTTCACCCGGCGCTTAATAGGCATCAAAAAAAGGGGAGCTTCGGCTCCCTTTTTTGTTGCATAAGATTTATGGTAGTGGTATAAACATGTTAATCCGGGCTTTCCGGTGCATTAGACAGTCCCGGCTGACGACATACAGACTGATGCACTTCACTTGTATGTAAGGAACAATCATGGCATTGACCACATTCTCCGGCCCAGTTAAATCGTTAAACGGTTTTATTTCGGGCACCGCAACTTCCCCCATTGCTGTAACTACAGCCCAGAACATTGATTCAGCTTACGCTACAACGTCTGCCACTACTGGTGATACACGTTTAAGCTACAACAAGCTGACCTTTACCTCTACAGGTTCTGGCGAAACACTCCGTGCTTTCTCTGTTGTGACCGGCACAGGTGCTGCAACAGGCGGCACAATCAACGGCGCACACATTTCTTTGAGCGTTGACGGCGCATCAGCTACTGTTTCTGGTGCGGCTAATGCACTTCGTGCTACTTTGGGGGGCAGCGATGCTACTCCCGGTGGTACTTTGGCAGTGCTCCAGTTGGATACCGCCTACACAGTTAATGCAACCTTGCCAGCTACAGCCTCGTTTATTCGCGTGTCTGACAGCGGCACAAACACTGGTGAAATCCCCAAGTTGTTGAACATTGAGTCTGGCCCTGCTGCTACTTTGTTCACTGCGGCTACTAGCTCAAGCACTTTGGCTGGCGGTATCAAAATTCGCATTGCTGGAACCGACTACTTTTTGTTGGTAGCAAGCGCTGTAGCTTAATATGCAGATTACCAAGGAATTCTTGGATTCTGAGATTCGTGACCTTGAGACTGAAGCACAGAAGGCTAGTACTTTTTTGACTCAGGCTCAAGCCACGATCCAAGCGTACAAGATGTTGATCAACAGGCTAGACGCACCAGAACCGGAGCAACAAAATGACGATGCAATATGACGTTAAACAAGGGCACCTAAACCAGAGTGGTTTTTTTGTGCTTGGGCGCAACCGTGTAAAAGGTGTTTCTTTTTACGGTGGTGGCGGAACTTTAGTTTTATTTGATACAACCGTAGCCCCAGTAACTTCAAGCGTAACTTACGCCCGTGTTGGTACAACTGTAACGGTTACTAAAACTGCTCACGGATTGTCAACTGGAAACGTTGTTGGTATTCACTTTAATTCCAATTCAGGCAATTCAGCTACAGACGGTAATTACACAATTACTAGGACAGGCGCTGACACGTTTACGTTGATTGATATCAACACCGGAGACATAACTTCTACTGCGGCTTTGTATGTAAGTGGCGCAAATCGTTGGTTAATGACGTATGAAACCCACGCATCAGACGAGTTCCAAAACGCCCCCCTTATTCCCGGCGAAGGCGTATTAGCAGTAAATGGAATTTATGCTTATATGAGCGGTATTGACGGGGCGCAGGTCTATTATGGCTAAGAGTCCGGCATGGCAGAGGAAAGAAGGCAAGTCCGAGAAGGGCGGCTTGAACGCCAAGGGTCGGGCCTCCGCGAAAGCGCAAGGTATGAACTTGAAACCTCCCCAGCCGGAAGGCGGCTCACGGCGCGACTCCTTTTGTGCAAGGATGAGTGGCATGAAGAAGAAGCTAACCTCTGCCAAGACAGCCAACGATCCAGATTCACGCATCAACAAAGCTCTTAGGGCTTGGAATTGTTAGGAAAATTATGGCTACCAAATACGAAACACCATACGACCGCATGAATCGCGAGAACAGAGAAGCTGCTCGAGTTCGTGAATTAAAAGCTTTAGACAAAGCAGCTATTTCTAAAGTTAAACCGGGCGCACCTTATTATCAACCTGAAGATGATGCACCTGATCGTGCTTTAACACGAGCTAAAGCACAAGCTGCATACATGAAAAAACAGTCTGGTGATGATTACCAGCGTGATGAAGGCGTATTAGCTGACACATCTAGGACGCTTAAAAATCTTATGGCCGGTAAACGCGGCATGGATGCTATGGAATACGGCGATGAAGGTTTAATGTCAGGTGCTAGAAAAGCTGGCCGTGAAGCGGTTATGAGAGAAGCCGCATCAGAGATGCAACGCGAATCTCGCGGCATGGCTAAAGGCGGTAAAGTTGGCTCTGCTTCTAAACGAGCAGACGGTATTGCTCAACGCGGTAAAACAAAAGGTAAGTATCTGTAATGGACTACCATGCTCTTTGGTCGGCAGCTTTATCTGTCATCCTGGGCGTGGCTGGATTTATCCTGCGTGAAAAGTTTGCTGAAATTAAAGAAGTAGCTTTAGAGCTGCGCCGAGTTGAGCGACTACTCAACATAACACGAGAGGAGAACCATCGTGATTTCATTACTAAAGCAGAAGTTCAAAGAATTACTGACCACATTGACCAACGTTTTAACAGGCTGGAAGAAAAAATTGACCAGCTTATTCGCCAAAAAGAGTGATTGATCGTGGCAGGGATTGATACATTCATTAGAGGTGCGGTTGGTTCCTTGGCGAAAGACAAGATAACCAGCCAATTAACTCCCACGCAAATGGAGTTGGCATCATTTATTTTGAATCCCCAGTACTACATGGCCGAAAAAGGCATCAATAAAATTGCTGACATATTGGGCTACGGTAGTGACTTTAAAAATGTGCAAGCCGATGCAAAAGCAAACAATCAATATTACAAAGAACTAATGCGCGATGCGTTTGGTGATATGTTGCCGGATTCTATTGGCAACATCATACGTTCTAACCCTAAAATATCTGAAGCAGATTCGCAACCTGCTGGTGAATACATAGCGTGGGACCCTGTAACAGAGTCATGGACACAACAAGGATCGCCCCGCCCAGTATCAACGGGTACTTCCGATGCGTTTGATGACTTTTTGCGTGATTTGAATGCCGGCGATAGCCAGACAGTTGGGCCATTGGAAGAGTATGACCAAAAGCGTCTAGATGCTGAGTACGATTTCCAAACTAGTTTGAGCGATTTCCAGCCAGGTCTTAACAATGATGTAAATGATTTAGGCGAGGTTACCGTTGTTGACCAAAAGCCTGCCGACAGTGGCGGTGATTTGTCCTACACAGAGATGCTGGATATATTAAATTCAACGCCTAGTATTAGCGGAAGTCGTGGTCTGAACGTACCAGGCACAGAAATCTTGGCGCCAGCTGGATCCGTATACGATGCCAACATTGGAGCTAACACGCCAATTACAGACAGCTTAGCTTCGACAGGTTACACATTTGATGTTAATACGGGTACAGTAGTTCCAGCTACAGACACATCAAACGTATCCCCAGCTGGTTACACATTTGATGCCGGTAGCGGTATGAACGTGCCTGAAGTTGCAGCCCCAGAAGGATACACATTTGATGCCAATACAGGGATGAACGAATATCTGGGTGGAGGCTATGGTGGTGGCAAATACTATGATGATTTTAGTTCTGCTGCATACGTTAAAGGTGGTCAAATTCACAGAGGTAGAAGATAATGCCAAGCACAAGCAAGAAGCAACATAATTTCATGGCCGCGATTGCAAATTCGCCATCGTTTGCTAAGAAAGCTGGGGTGCCCATGTCAGTGGGTAAGGACTTTGTAACTGCCGATAAAGGCAAGAAATTTTCTAAAGGTGGCGATATGAAAAAGATGAATATGGGCGGATATGCAGACGGCGGCATGCCAATGGTTATGAAAGATGGACAAAAGGTTCCAGCTTTTGCAGCTGACGGCAAAGGCAAAATGGCCAAGGGCGGTATGGCCCACAAAGATGTAAAGATGGATAAGAAGATGATGCAAAAGGCCGTGAACAAACACGAAGGCCGTTTGCACAAAGGTGAATCCATGACCAAGCTGGCTAAAGGTGGAGTTGCTCCATCCAAAATGGGCTCGGTTAAAACTTCTGCTAGCCGTGATGGTATTGCTACTAAAGGCAAAACCAAAGGCACAATGATTAAAATGAACATGGGCGGCAAAGCCTGCTAAGGAACTATCATGCCAATGACACCAGAAGCTGCAAAGCAATACAAACCCCGGCGTACCCCAGGATCTTTGGACGATGTAATTTATCCAGAAACCCGCGCCAAAATGGCAGATGCAAAACGCGATGTAGAAGACGAAAAAACACGCGCCAAGATTAAAGCTATGGGCTATGCTGGCGGCGGTAAAGTTGCTTCAGCTTCCAAACGTGCTGATGGTTGTGCTACCAAAGGTAAAACCAAAGGCACAATGATCACCATGTACGGCGGCGGGAAGTGCTGATATGGCCACCTCAAAAACTCCAGTAGGCGTAGTTAAGTCTTTAAAAAAAGCTGGATTTTATGAGGCGGCAAAGCCTAAACGTCTGAGCATTATTAATAAAGTTACAACCAAACCTCAACGGATCGAGATGGTTGATAAATTATTTTTAGCAAAGAAAAAAAGTAAAGGTACTACAAAATGATAGCTTGCCGCGGAATGGGCGCCATAATGCCCAGCAAAATGCCACAAGGTGAACGCAAGGCGCGTAAGGACGACACTGACTTTACGCAATATGCTGAAGGCGGCGGTGTTGGCCTATATGCCAACATTAACGCCAAGAGAAAACGTATAGCCGCCGGCTCTAAAGAAAAGATGCGTAAGCCTGGAGCTAAAGGCGCGCCTACTGCCGATGCTTTTGTTCAATCTGCCAAGACTGCTAAAAAATGACCACTACCGGCACCACGCTCTTCAACATGGACTTCACGGAAATCGCTGAAGAGGCTTGGGAGCGCGCGGGCCGGGAGATGCGGTCAGGTTATGACTTGCGTACAGCACGTAGGTCCATGAACCTGATGACCATTGAGTGGCAATCTAAAGGCATCAACATGTGGACCATGGAGCAGGGCATCATTAACCTGACGCCTGGTCTAGCTACATATGCTTTGCCTACAGATACGATTGATTTGTTAGAACATGTAATCCGCACGGGTTCAAACACTGCTTCAACCCAGGCGGATTTGACTATTACCCGTATTAGTGTTTCTACTTATGCAACAATCCCAAACAAGTTACAACAGGCGCGACCGATTCAGGTATGGATTCAGCGGTTATCTGGCGAGACAAATCCTACAAACGCTGTGCTTGATGGTGCGCTCACCTCAACGGACACAACGATCACGCTTAACACGGTGGTTGGATTAGCGGGCGCTGGATTTATTCGCCTGGGCACAGAAGACATCTACTACACCTACATATCGGGCAATACGCTGGGCGGCGTTTTCCGTGGACAGAACAATACTACAGCTGCCGCACAAGCAGATGGCACGGCGGTGTTTGTACCCCAACTTCCAGCTGTGACCGTATGGCCCACACCTGATAACAGCACTACATACCAATTCGTGTATTGGCGCCTACGCCGCGTTCAAGACGCTGGGGCTGGTGTTAGTACTGCCGACATGAATTTTCGCTTCCTGCCTTGTTTGGTGGCCGGCCTGGCATACCATATTGCAGTGAAGACGCCAGAGCTGATGCCGCGCATTGAAATGCTTAAACAGATGTATAACGAAACGTTTGATATTGCAGCTGGTGAAGATCGAGAAAAAGCTGCGGTCCGGTTTGTACCTAGACAAATGTTTATTGGAAGCGGCGGGGGTTACTGATGGGTAATCGGTTTGCCTCCGGCAAGATAGCGATTGCTGAATGCGACCGCTGCGGGCAACAGTTTAGGTTGAAGAATCTTAAAACTGAAATTATTAAGCAGCGCAAATATGAGTTGTTGGTTTGCCCTGAGTGCTGGGACCCAGACCAGCCGCAGTTAATGTTGGGTACGTTTCCTGTGGATGATCCCCAGGCACTACGCAACCCGCGTAGGGACACCACGTATGTAACGTCTGGCATTAACGCTAATGGTAATTTGTCAGGTGGTTCACGGGACATTCAATGGGGCTGGGCACCCGTGGGCGGGGCTAGTAATTTTGATGTCGCTTTGACGCCAAACTACTTGGTGGCGACGACGTTTGTTGGTACAGTATCTATATCTTGAAGGAGATTAAAATGGCATACACAAAATCAGCCGATGGCATTGTTAAAAAAGGTAAGACTGATGTTCAAGTTTTCCCGACCAGCGGCCCTTCCCAGAAAGAAATGATGGGCGGAAAAGGTAAAGGTAAGGGTAAAACCAATGCCGATATGAAAGCAATGGGTCGTAACTTGGCAAAGATTGCCAATCAGAAACGAGGTTAATCATGGCTACATTTAGCAAAAAGATGATGGGCAAAGAAGTTGGCGATGCCAAGGTCTATGCCACACCACACACCATGACTGGTAAAGTTGTTAAAGCTACTGACAATCCCGGCTCTGGCCCCGACCACAGTGATGCAAACACAGTCAACATGTCTGTAGGCAACGTTAATCGTCGCGCACAGCCAGCAGCTAAGACATCTGGCATTAAAATGCGTGGTGCAGGTGCAGCGACTAAAGGTGTGATGTCTCGCGGCCCGATGGCATAAGGTTTAAACGATGGCACTGACATACGCCCAACTCGTGGCTGCGGTAGTTGACTACACGCAGAACACGTTTGACACGACTACGATCAATACAATGATCAAGCAGGCGGAGCAACGCATCTATAACACGGTGCAGATTGCCAACTTGCGTAAGAACGTGACGGGCGTTTTGTCAACCGGCAATAAGTACTTGGCTTGTCCAGAGGATTTCCTCTCGACATACAGCCTTGCCGTTTACCCGTACAACGCAACAACTGCTACGGGAACGGCTGGTCAGAAGACTATTGTTGTAGCAAGTACAACTGGTATCGCTGCTGGGCAGCAGGTTACAGGCTCAAACATCGGTACTAACGCAATTGTGCGTAGCATCAGCGGAACTACTGTAACCTTGACTGTGGCTAACAGCGGCACGGTAAACGGTGCTGTCGTATTTCAAGGCGACTATCTGTATCTTCTAAACAAAGATGTTAACTTCATACGTGAAGCGTACCCATTGAGCGCAGAGCAGTCTGAGCCAAAGCACTATGCAATCTTTGGCCCCCAGTCTGCTAACGTCAATGAGCTGTCGTTCATTCTGGGCCCTACGCCCAATGCCAATTACTACGCTGAGCTGCACTACTACTATTACCCAGAATCTATCGTTACTGCCCTGACCACATGGCTAGGTGATAACTTTGACTCTGCATTGTTGTATGGTACTTTGTCTGAGGCAGGTACATACATGAAGAGCGCACCGGAAGACGGCATGTACAAGATTTATCAAGAACGGTACGTTCAGGCTATTGCACTCCTCAAGAACTTGGGTGATGGTAAACAACGTGCTGACGCTTATCGTGATGGCCAGATCCGGATAGCAGTCCAATGAGCAACATTCTTCAGACCCAAACGACCAGCTTTAAAACAGAGCTATACACGGGCGTTCACAACTTAGCTACCAATACGCTAAAGATTGCCCTATACACGGCTGCTGCTGATTTAAACGAAGCTACCACTGTTTACACGACATCTGGTGAAGTTACAGGTGGTGGATACGTTGCAGGCGGTGCAACGCTTACGGGCGTAACCATTAGCTCATCTGGGTATACAGCTTTTGTAGACTTTGCCGATGTGGTGTTTAACGCATCCGTGACGGCACGTTGTGCTTTGATCTACAACGTCACGCAGGGTAATAAATCTATTGCTGTGTTGGACTTTGGGTCTGACAAAACATCTACCAATTTCACCATCACAATGCCTGCTAACACAGCCACGGCAGCATTGATTCGTTCTTCTAATTAAGGAGCCTCACATGAGCTTGGACAAAATCACCGCTACCGACCAAGTAGCCGCAATTACAAAATACAATACCATGCCTTCTGATGAGATGGCTATCCACGGTACATACCATGCTGTTTGCTACAGCATTGATGGCTTTATCAAGTGGGATGAACCTATTCAGAACTTGGTAACGACTGTGGGCAAGAACTTGACCTTGGACACCATTCTTGGCAACTCAGCCGCTGGTGCAGTTGTGATGGGTCTAAAGGGTGTGGGTACTGCTAACGTTGCAGACACACAAGCTTCTCACGCAAGCTGGTTAGAAGTGGGTGGCACTAACGCTCCTGCTTATTCTGGCAACCGTCCTACACCATCATTTAGCTCTGCCGCCGCTGCAAGCAAGGCTACATCTTCTGCCGTGTCATTCTCTATGACCAGCACGGGTACTGTGGCGGGTTGCTTTATCAACATTGGCGGTAGCGCAACAAAAGATTCAACCACTGGCACATTATTCTCTGCTGGTGATTTCTCTAGTTCTAAGGCTGTTGTTAATGGCGACACGATTGCGGTAACGTACACATTAACATTGACTTGATATGGCGTTAGCTTGGGGTGACGGCACATGGGGTGAGAACGCATGGGGCGGGGGAGAAACTTTCCCTGTCAGCGTTACAGAAACCGCCCTGATTGCCGACTCGCCAGCCGCTGGGTTATTGATTGATGTAAGTATTACCGAGTCGTTGACTGGTGGTACGTCTTGGGGTCAAGACGCTTGGGGCGCTGATTCGTGGGGTGGTACGGCGGGCATTCAGGATATTCAGACTGTAACTCTGACAATGAATGTGGCGGTAGATGAATCTGCCGCTATAGCTGAAGATCAGTCTGTTGTTGCTGGGTTTGTAGCGTCTATAACTGAGACAATGGCTATTGCTGAAGATAACGCAGCAATAACTAGCTACAACGTCAGTGTGTCAGATAGCCAGACCATTACAGATGATGAGGCCGCGCAGACAAGTTATACAGAGAGCGTGTCAGATTCAGTTGGAATTGTGAGTGTAGAGGAAGCGGTTGCTACATTCTTAGGTGATATATCGGAGTCGATTGCAATAGCAGAAGCACAGGTGGCTGTGCTAATTATGACCATCAATGAGTCGATGGCTATTGAAGAAGGAACGACTGTAGGTACGTATTACACAGAATTTTTAACTGAGTCTGCGGCGATCACGGATATAAATGGTGGTGGTGCAAACTACCAACTGAGCCGGACGGAAACGATGGCTATAACAGAAACAAATGGTGGACGATTCTTGTGGGAAATTATTGATGACACACAAGGCGTTACATGGCAAAATATCAGCAATCCGCAAACGCCGGGCTGGGGTGCTGTTGATACAACGGAATCGCCCGGTTGGACAGTAATTTCTACTCAGTAGGAGAATTAAATGGCAAATACATCGCTAATTGGACTAACCCTCCCAGTACAAGGAACTCTATCCGGTAGCTGGGGTAATACGGTTAACAATGCGATCTCCCAGATTGTGGACGTTGCCGTTGCTGGCACACAGACAATTACGGTTGATACAGACATTAACTTGGCGGTTACAGTAGGTAGTGATTCAAGCACAGGTCTAACAGCCAATAGTTCTCAGTATGCAGTTCTTCTGTGTACTGGCGCACGTACAGCACTACGCTTTATCAATACCCCCAAGCAGTCTAAGACCTACGTTGTCATCAACGATACGACAGGCGGCTTTGCGGTAACGGTGCGTGGTGGCCCTTCAACCCCTACAACGGGTGTAACGGTAGCGGCTGGTACACGGGCAATCATTGCTTGGAACGGCTCTGACTTTGTTAACGTGGGCGGTGGTTCTGCGGCAGGTTCAAACACTCAGGTTCAGTTCAATAGTTCTGGTTCATTTGGTGCTTCTGCCAACCTGACCTTTGACGGCACAACGCTAACAGCCAATGACATCATTGACTCTTCACTGACTGCCAGCAAGCCCGTATTTACAAACGGCAGTAAGAACTTGGTGTCTACTGGAACTCTTGGTGTAGACCAAGGCGGTACGGGTCTAACCACTTTGACTGCTAACAACGTGATTCTGGGTAATGGCGCATCAACGCCCAGCTTCGTAGCACCCGGCTCAAATGGTAATGTTTTGGTGTCTAACGGCACTACGTGGACATCTGCTGCACCTGCGGCATCTGGTGTATCTCAAGCGAGAGCAACGGCTATCGCAATGGTCTTTGGCTTTTAAGGAACTATCATGGCAAATCCAAATCTTTTCGCCGCGACCACAGCGTCAGGCACAACTACATACCTCACACCCAGCGCAACAACCGCAGTGGTTTTGGTTCCTAACGCCGCTTCTAGCGGTCAGGTCTTCAAGATCAACAACATTGTTGCGGCTAATGTGAACGGCTCTGCGGCAGTCGATACCACTGTAGCTATCTACACAAACGGCGCGGTAGCTCAAGGCTCTGCTCCTAGTGGCGGTACAGCCTACCCCATTGTGTCTACTGTGTCTGTACCTGCTGATGCTTCTTTGATCGTAACGGACAAGACTACAGCCTTGTATTTGATGGAAGGCTCATCAATTATTGTTACATCCGGTACAGCCAGCGGCATCACATACAGTATTTCATACGAAGTAATTTCCTAATTTAGGAGGGCATCATGCCAATGCGTCCTCCTGCTGGGTTTATCTCAGCTTTTTACGACCCGCTTAGAAACCCTAATGCGCCGACCATTGGGACGGCTACGGGTGACGATCAGTCTGCGACTGTTGCTTTTACTCCTCCTACCAACGTAGGTGGCTCGGCTATTACATCGTATTCAGCCATTTCAACGCCCGGCGGTTTTGTTGGTTCTGCGGCATCGTCACCTGTAACGGTTTCAGGATTGACCAATGGCACGGCATATACGTTTGCTGTATGGGCTACAAACACTTATGGCCCAAGTGCGTTTAGTGCATCCAGTAACAGCGCAAGTCCTGCTCCACAGCGGGGCGTATTTGGCGGCGGGCTTGCTAATGGAAATTATACAAATGTCATACAGTACGTCAACATTACTTCTACTGGAAATGCGACAGACTTTGGCGATTTAAATTATTCAGGAACTGGTGGCACTTCTGCGTGTAGTTCAGCTACCAGAGGCGTGTTTGGCGGCGGCGCTGCTCTTGGGCGCACCAACACAATGGATTACATAACAATTGCATCTACTGGTAACGCTACAAACTTTGGTAGTTTGGCATTACCTTCAGGGGACTCTTCAACCCTTGGTATAGGTTCAGCATCAAATTCAACAAGAGGTTTATGGGCTGGCGGTCAGCCTTCTGCGGGCATTACTAACGTTATCCAATACATCACGATTGCCACCACAGGTAACACAACTAGCTTTGGTTCGCTAACTACCGCTAGGTGTTTTATATCTGCGTGTGCTTCGCCAACACGAGCGGTATTTGCTGGAGGGGGGGATTTTTCGTCTTCCCCCCAAAATACTATTGATTATGTTACTACGGCAACTACGGGCAACGCAACTGACTTTGGTGATTTGTCAACTGCTTCAGCCAGAATAGCGGTAGGGGTTTGTTCTTCTTCAACACGAGGACTTTTTGCCGCCATAGGTGGAACATACAGTAACGCCAATTCTAATGTGATTGAGTACATAACAATCGCAACCACCGGTAACTCAACTGATTTTGGCGACCTAACCATTAGCACTGCGGGTAATAGAAACTCGTCCACATCTTCTAACGTGCGAGGTTTGTTTGCTGGGGGTGGTGATGGCGCTACAAACGTCATTAGCTACGTCACCATAGCGTCAATAGGTAACGCCACCGATTTTGGTGATTTGTTAAACTTGTGGGATGGGGCGGCTGGGCTTTCTAACTGCCACGGAGGGCTTTCATAATGCCAAGTTATTCAGGTGTCTGGACGCTCACTGCGCAGTATCAAGCCGTTGGTGCGGGGAATTGGCCTTTGCCACCATTAGTTGGAGACATTGGGTTGATTGCTGGCGGAAGTCAAAACGCAATTAACTACATTACGATAACTGCAACAGGCAACTCTACAGATTTTGGTGATTTAATAGCCGTTACAGGTGTGTTAGCGGGGTGCGCTTCTTCCACAAGAGGGGTGTTTGGTGGTGGTGATGCTTCACCAACAACGAACGTAATTCAATATGTCACCATTGCTAGTGTCGGTAATACTACAGATTTCGGCGATTTGACGGTCGCTAAAGACTATCTTGCTGGGTGTTCAAATAGTACGCGAGGTTTATTTGGTGGTGGCAACCTTACCACTAATATTATTTCTTACGTTACCATCGCCACTACGGGCAATGCAACATCATTTGGTGATTTGACATTAGCAAGATATTCTATTGGCGGTCTTGCTTCAAGTACACGCGGTGTGTTTTTTGGCGGGGACAACGGAGCTGGCGAACGTAATGTTATTGATTACGTAACGATTGCTTCAACTGGCAATGCCACAGACTTTGGCGATTTACTAACAGTTGAAGAACGAGTTCAGGGTTGCGCAAGTTCAACCAGAGGGGTAATGGCGGGGGGTCAATCCCCAACAAGTAATGTAATTCAATACATAACTATCGCCTCTACGGGTAACACTACGGACTTTGGTGATTTAACTGTGGCAAGAAATTATACGCCCGGGGCTTCAAATGCAACACGTGGAGTTTTTTGTGGTGGCAATGATGGCGGTAGTGGGGTAAATGTTATGGACTACATTACTATTGCTTCAACTGGAAACGCTACGGACTTTGGTGATTTGCTAAATACAAATTTTACTACCCCAGCCGCCTGTTCAAACGCCCACGGAGGTCTATAAAAATGGCAATCTCTTCATGGAACGCGGGCATCATCAGACCCGTACCCGTAGCTCCTGCTGGGCCGTATCAAGACGGAGCGGCTCCCGGTGTGTGGACGCTGGCTCAAGTAGCCTTTTGGCGACAGCAAGGTTTGTGGCCCACTGCTGGTAATCTTGCACCGATTGGTTTGTTTGGTGGTGGATCCAATAGCGCGGGAACAGAACAAAACGTCATTGATAAGATCAGTATTGCATCTGTAGGAAACGCTGTTGATTTTGGCGATTTACAACAAGTGAGGTATCAACTAGCAGGATGCGCTTCATCTGTCAGAGGTATATTTGGCGGGGGGTTAACTAGTAATGCATTTAATGTAATTGAGTACGTTACCTTTGCTTCTGCTGGGAACGCTATAGATTTTGGCGATTTAACGCAACCACAGGAATCACTTGCAGGACTTTCTAACAACGTTAGGGGGGTGTTTGGTTCTGGTAATACAACCGGTGGTACAAAAACAAATGTAATTTCTTACATAACCATTGCATCAACTGGTAACGCTATTGATTTTGGCGATGTGACTGTTGCCAGAAGCACGTTAGCTGGCCTTGCTTCTTCTACAAGAGGCGTGTTTGGCGGTGGATACACTGGCAGTGTTAATTCAAATGTAATTGACTACATTACTATTGCATCTGCGGGGGATGCCACAGACTTTGGTGATTTAAGCACTCCTAGATATTTTATAGCTGGATGCGCCTCTGCCACTAGGGGTGTTTTTGGCGGCGGTATTAACCTTAGTTCTAATAACAGCTTGGTTATGGACTACATCACAATTGCAACCACAGGTAACGCTACAAGTTTTGGAGATTTACTTGTTGCTACTTCTCAGATGGCGGGTGCGGCTTCAGATACTAGGGGTGTTTTTGGGGGCGGTACTTCTTCGGGAGTGCCAGCCTCTAATGTAATTTCTTACATAACCATTGCTTCCACAGGTAATGCAACCGATTTTGGTGACTTGACCGTGGCGCGGATTTACGCGGGTGCTTGCTCATCAGGAGCCGCCGCTGTCCAGCCCATTGCTACCCCAACTGGAACCATTGCTGTATTTGGTGGCGGCTATCTAAGTGGCGGTGCGTTGGAGGCAATAAACCTAGCCTCAACAGGAAACTCTGTTTGGTTTAGCTGTCTTTTTAGCAACATAACATATCCAGCGGCTTGTTCAAGCTCTACAAGAGGTTTGTTTATTGGCGGCTACAACTACGCAAATTCAACCGCATCTAATGTTATCAGCTACATAACTTTTGCCAGTTTAGGTGCGCCTACGGATTTTGGTGACACAACAGCAACCTGTTACTACAACGAAGCTTTATCAAACGAAACTCGTGGTGTAAACGCCCTTGGCTACAACGGGTCTTCTGCGGTCAGCAGTATAGATTATGTAACGATTGCAACCACTGGTAACGCTACAAGCTTTGGCAATTTAACAGTAAGCTACAACCGGGGCGGTGCTTGCGCTTCTACAACTCGTGGTGTTTTTGGATTTGGTTTTGATGCTGGGACTACTTCCAACGTAAACGTCATGGAGTACATCACAATTGCTACCACGGGTAATGCCACGGACTTTGGAGATCTTTTAACTTTAAACAAGAATGGTTTTGCTGGCTGTTCTAATTCCACACGCGGTGTATTTGGTGGTGGTGATAATGGGCTTTCTGGTGGGTCGGGGCCAACAAATGTAATTCAATACATTACTATTGCCTCTACTGGAAACGCTACAGATTTTGGTGATTTAACTGTCAACCAATATTTCCCCGGAGCGGCATCATCGTCAACAATTGCTACATTTGCTGGCGGTTACACTGGCTCCGGCAATACAAACGTTATCAGCACTATCACGATTGCTTCTACGGGTAACGCCACAGACTTTGGCGACTTAGTAACAACAACTACAGGCATTGCTGGTTGTTCCAACGCCCACGGTGGTTTATAGTATAAGTCCCAACAACAGGAGAACCACTTGAACGACCTAATCATCAGCAACATCAACACGGCTTTAACCACTGTAAAGCCTGAGTACAACGTCATGTTGAGCAACATTGACGCTAAGATGCCAGCGGTGGTGCGTGACACCAGCAACTTCCACAAGAGCCATTCGCAGTTCATGCAGGTGACCTTGGACGTTACTGCCATCACCCCAATCCGTAGCATAAAACATACACTTGCTGAAATTGATCGTACACGCGCCGCCCTTCAAGAAGCCTACATCAACATGCGTAAAAAGCAGGTTGAGATGAAAAAGAAACAGGCTGAACTAGACGCTTGCACTGACGCACTTGACCGCGAGATGCTTGAGATTGAGATTCTTGAGCTTGGCTCACACCTTGACGGCACACAGAACGCAGTCAATGGCGCTATCCGTAAGATGAACTTTATGGTCAACCAACACGCTCAATTGCTGGAAGCTGTTGGCAAGAACGAGATCACCGAAGAAGACTACGAAAAGGAAGAGTCCCGCTATCACATTATGACCTGTATGAAGCAGGCTTTAAACGCTGCACGTTCACGCAGCGGCATGATTGACGAAGGCAACCTGATCTATTTGTTTGACTTGGGTATCAACGCCGCTCAAGCGCAGGCCGAAGTATTTGCCTACTTGAACATGGAAAACCAGCTTATCTCCAACGGACAAGCCCCAACGCACGAGATGACCATGCGCTGGCTAGAAGCCTGTGCTGACAAGTGGGAAAAAGACCCTGAGACGTTTGCCGCCCGTCGTGGCTTCTCTGTGTTTGATCCTACGTCCCTCACCAACACACCACAGTTGGAAAACAAATAATGCACCTAGTCGTCGGCACACCATGTTATGGGGGGATGATGTGTACTGAGTACACGGAGTCCCTGCTGGCGCTCAAGGAAGCCTGCCTGATGAACAACATCAAGCTAACGTGCATATTCCTTGGGAACGAGAGTCTGGTGCAACGTGGCAGAAATACCATAGCGCACCACTTTATGCAGATGCAGGATGCAACCCACCTGATCTTTATTGACGCTGACCAGAAGTTCGTGGCAAACGACATTGCCCGAATGATTAAAGCTGACAAAGGTATTGTGGGTGGCCCAGTCCCTATGAAGGGGATTAACTGGGATAGGGTTCGTCAGGGCGCTGTTTTGAACCATCCTGCCCTGCACAAGCTAACGGGCATTTTTAATTTAAACAAGCTGGACGGTCACGAAATGATTAGCCCAGACTTGCCGTTTCAAGTAAAACATATTGGCACAGGATTTATGTTGATCCGCCGAGATGTTTTTGAGAAACTACAGCCTCATGTGGGCTGGTATGACAATGGGGGTGTAACTATCCCTAAAGGCGAGAAGGTGTACGACTACTTCAAGGTACAGAACTACGACCACGAGCTTCTGTCTGAGG